GAGGGCCAGTACAAACCCAAAGTCATTATCCGAGTTGCCGTAGGAGTAAGAAAGCCGGTGGACCCCCAAGAGCAACACGTGGGAGACTTTACGGAAGGCTTCCAGAAGATGGTTCGGACTGTGAATATTATAAAACTTAACACTGCAGATGAAATAATGCCAGCTTATATAAAAGCATATGAGCGCGCCGACGGGATCTCGACCATCTTAGTAGAAGAACATCAGTTTTAAGACATGGCGACTATTTTAATAACCGGAGCCAATGGGTTTTTAGGACGCGAGCTTGTAGAGTACTATTCTCAAACGTCTCACACCATCATTCCAGCATCACGCCAGATTTTAGATATTTCAGATACGACTGCGGTGGATGAGTTTTTCGCCCACAATCACATAGATTTTGTGTGGCATACGGCCGTAAAGTATGGATCCCGCCTCGAAAGCTTTACAACAAATATGAATATGTTTTATAATTTGAAAAGACACTCAGGTGATTATACGGCTATGGTTTCTTTTGGGTCCGGCGCCGCGTTTGATCGAGCTACACCAATAACTGAGGCGCAGGAAGCCGAAGTATTATTAGGATATCCAGACGATCATTACGGGTTGGCCAAAAACATTATTGCTCGTGAAATCGTGGCCCACAATAGCAATATTATTAATTTGCGACTCTTTGGGTGTTTCGGGCCTCACGAAAACTCCACGAGGTTTATTACCAGTGCCCTTGAACGGGCCGCTGCCGGCCTCCCCGTGATCGTGGATCAAAATAAGGAGATGGATTTTTGCTATGTGGGAGATATCATAAAAGTGCTTGACTTTATTATAGAAGGGCGTATAATGAACCATATAGATATCAACATGTGTTATGAAAAAAAATGGACGTTGGAAAAAATCGCACAGTTTATTAACTCATTAATAGATAGCCACAAAGATGTTACAATAAAGAATATTGCCCCTGGTGTTTCCTATACTGGATGCGCTAAGAGACTAGCTACGTTAGATATAGAGCTGACCGGCCTGCAGGGTGGAATTGTAGAGATGTTGAAAAGAAAAAGAATATGTCTAAACTACAAACTATTTTGACGCTGGTTGAAGAATATATTAATGAATGCGAAGAGTTTGAGAGGTGGAACCCAGAAAGAGATTGGGTTCCGTATTCGGGAAATGTATATTCCAGCGCAGAGTACGTGGCAGCAGTTGAAAGCCTGCTAGGTCGATGGCTTGTATTGGGGAAAAAGGGGCGCGAGTTTGAGACACAGTTTCCCCCGTTTTTGGGAAAAAGTCACGGCATTCTAACCAACTCCGGAAGCTCTGCTAATCTTTTAATGGTCTCCGCCTTAACCTCTAAAAGGTGGCGTCAAATTCCCAAGGGAGCCAAAATTATTACTCCCATAGTGTGTTTTCCCACTACATTGAACCCTATCATACAAAATGGTTTCGAGCCTCTTTTTGTTGACGTTACTCTTCCTAGTTTAAATCTAGATCTGGATCAGGTTGAAGAAGCGCTAGCCAATGATACTCACAAAGAGATTAGGGCCATAATGTTTGCACATGTGTTAGGAAACCCCCCCGATATGGATCGTCTTATGGGTCTCATAAAAAAATATGATTTAATATTTTTGGAAGATGCATGCGATGCCCTGGGTTCCCTGTACGATGGTAAGAAGCTCGGATCTTTTGGAGACATCTCTACATGCTCATTTTACCCTGCTCATCATATGACGATGGGAGAAGGGGGATTTGTAGCTACCAACAGCGCATACCTAGAAAAAATTGTGAACAGCTTTCGAGATTGGGGGCGCGCATGCTATTGCAGCTCGGTAAAGCCCGGTTGTGTATTAGAGGGAACCGCGTGTGGCAACAGGTTCAAAAACTGGTTACCAGCAGCCAAAGAAATAGTGGCAGACCATCGATACGTCTTTGACGAGATCGGCTATAATATAAAACCTTTAGAGCTGCAGGCAGCCATGGGGCTGGAGCAACTTAAAAAATTGCCGGCCTTAGATGAGGCGCGCCGAAAAAACTTTAATAGACTTTCGAAAATATTTGAACCCTACGCCAAATATTGTCATTTGCCTAGACCTACAGAGAAGGCAGATCCTTGTTGGTTTGCATTTTTATTGACAATAAAGGATGATGCTCCGTTTGCGCGTGAGGATTTAGTGCAACATCTGGAGCAAGAGCGTATCCAGACGCGGAGTTATTTTGCGGGCAATATCCTTTTTCATCCTGGCTATGCGGACCTGGCTGCCGAATATAGCAATCTAAAAGAAACTTTTCCCGTAGCTTATAAAGTGACGAGAAACTCTTTTTTTCTGGGGACCTTCGCGGGAATCGATGAGCAAAAGCTTAACTATATCGAAAGTTCTGTTAACCGCTTCATGGAAAGGTATCGATGAAAATAGTATACATAACGGGATGTTTAGGGTTTATCGGTTCGTATGTTACACGCCGCTGCTTGCAGCTAGGCTGGCACGTATATGGCATAGATAAGTGCACTTATGCGGCCAATTTGGATCTCTTAGAAGAGTTTGGGGTATATTCCAACTTTACATTCATGAGAGAAGATATATGCAATCTGACCCATTTGTATGATTGTGATTACGTTATTAATCTAGCGGCTGAATCTCATGTGGGAAATAGCATCATTAAAAGCGATGAGTTTGTACGAAGTAATATTTTGGGAACTAAAAACTTACTAGACCTTATTCGGCTTAAACCAACCAACGTTAATGCTCGACCGGTCTTTTTTCACTTTAGTACAGATGAGGTTTATGGAGACATTAATAACGGACTTCATACTGAGTCAGACATTCTGAGCCCCAGCAATCCTTATTCCGCGGCAAAAGCCGCGGCTGACATGCTGGTGTTGGCATGGGCTCGAACCTATGATTTGCAATATGTCATTCTACGACCTACTAACAATTATGGAATAGGACAGTATCCTGAAAAGCTCATACCGTTGGCTGTAAAAAATTTTAATAGAGGGAAAAAGGTTCGCCTACATAACGCCGGCGAACCTGTGAGGAACTGGCTTCATGCGGACGATACCGCCCGGGCTGTCATCGCAATTATAGAGTCTGGCCACGTTAACGAAATATACAATGTGGCCGGAGGCTTTGAACAAAGGAATATTGACACTATAAAAAAGGTTATTAAAGAATATTATGGTTCTCTCGAAGGCTGCGGGAAGCACATAGATTATTCTTATTTACGGCAGGGACAAGATGTGCGCTATGCTTTAGACGATAATAAACTTCGGGATTTAGGGTGGGCCCCCGAGAAGACATTTGACGAAGAGTTGGGAAAGATAGTTCATTACTATAAGAACAATTTTATTTGGTAACCATGAGACTAACATACGAAGATATAATCGATAGACACAAAGGAGAGGCCTGCGTGGTTACAGGTCACGGCCCATCATTGGATTTGGTAAAAAAAGAGATTATTACAAATCACCTAAAAGGAAAACTATTGCGCCTATGTTTGAACAACTGGTTTGATTATTATGACACAAAGCCTGATTATTGGGTTCTGTCAAGCACCGAGTTCACCCTTCTAAATGGGCTCCAAAATACGGCGTGGTGGCAGCGCCGTCAATATCCTACAGACGCATATAATAAATATAATATTCCCATATTTTTCAATGATTCGGCCGATTTAACTGATTTAAAGCTGATTGATACTCTCTTAAAGCCTGATTATCTTCCTTACGACAGTAAGCATTTTAAAGGCCATACCTGCGTGGAAATCATGTCGAACTTTCGTAAATACTTTGAGGAGCACAAAAACTTTAATTTTTCTTATTATGGGGCAAATCCAACCATGTGGCTTCCGGCAAATAAAAAAGTATATGAACAGGTGAAATGTGATCCCGTCTATTTAGACTATCCTCCACAGTCGTGGTCGCGACAGAACAAGTGTTGCCACCGGGCCCTTCCGGACCGCGTCACCATTCAAGAAACTCTCCAAGAACTGTCAGGACACCCCCAGCATTTTAGTACGGGCCATACGGTTGCATATTTTGCGATAACGGCAGCAATTTTGATGGGCTGTAATCCCATTTATGTAGCAGGTATGGATTTGGATTATAGCAGGACAGGACCTTACGCAACCAATATAGTTGATGCCAGGCAGCATTTTCCTCCGGGAACTTATGGCCACTTTAAGTTGTTCCGTAAACATATTGAAACAGATTTAAAAATCATTAATGAGAGTGCCCAGAATCGCGGGATTAAGATCATTAACCTGAACAAAGACGCATGGTATGAATCTTTTGAAAAAGGATCCTTGCATGTCACCTAAGATTCATGCTATAATACCAGCACGAGGAGGGAGTAAGGGTATACCTCGAAAGAACATTAAACTTCTAGGGGGACATCCTTTGCTTGCTTATTCGATAGCAGCATGTAAAATGAGTGAAAATATTGATAGAATAATAGTCTCTACTGAAGACGAGGAAATAGCAGCGATCGCTCGACAATATGGAGCAGAAATTCCCTTTATGAGGCCTGTGGAGCATTCTAAAGATACTTCGACAGATGTGGATTTTTTAAAACACTTTTTTAAGAATATCGACGCAGAGGAGGTAGCGTTGGTGAGACCAACAACTCCTCTACGAAACCCTTATATTATGGATGAGATAGTAGAGCTATACTTTGCCGAGAAGGAAGAGATTAGCGGGTTCCGATCTGTGAATCAGCTTAACGAGTCTCCCTATAAACTATTTCAGGTTATTGAAGGCCGCTGCCGCGGCTTCTTTAAGGACTTCAATGGAATAAAGGAATATTCCAATTTGCCGCGACAAACGTTTCCCATGGCCTACGAGGCGAATGGGCACTTAGATATTGTTAAAAAAGAGACGGTTGAAAAGGGAACCACCTTTGGTACTGAAATTGGTGCACATGTGGGACCTTCGGTTATAGACATAGATTCGATAGAAGACTTTAAATACGCTGAATATCAGCTAGCTACGCAAGAAAATATATTAGTTAAACATCTAGGAGGACTACATGACTAAAACGTTTATTATAGGAGAGATTGGCATTAATCATAATGGAGATATCAATATTGCCAAGAAACTGATTGAGGGGGCCGTCATTGCCGGCGCCGATATGGTTAAGTTTCAAAAGAGAACCATAGACCTCGTATATACCAAGAGGGATCTTGATCGACCCCGAGAGAGTCCATGGGGGACGACCAATCGTGAGCAAAAACACGGCTTGGAGTTCGGAAAAGCAGAATATGATGAAATAGATCGATACTGCAAAGTTAAAGGTATAGAGTGGACAGCTTCCGCGTGGGATGTTCCTAGCCAGTTGTTTTTGAGAGAATACAATCTGAAATACAACAAGATAGCATCAGCAATGCTGACAAATCGGGAACTATTGGAGACGATAGCAGAAGAGGGTCGATATACTTTTATCTCTACAGGAATGAGCACTATTGAACAGATAGAGAAGGCAGTGGCAATATTTGACGAAGCCGGCTGCGGTTATGAGATCATGCACTGCAATAGTAGCTACCCCATGGACCCGGCCGATGCCAATCTCAAGACTATTCCCGCACTTCGTGAGCGCTTCAATACCCGAGTAGGGTATAGCGGCCACGAAACCGGCCTTGTGGTTAGTTGTGCGGCGGTCTCTTTGGGTGCCACATCTCTAGAGCGACACATTACTTTGGATCGATCGATGTACGGGTCAGACCAATCAGCATCATTGGAGCTGGGAGGCCTCCGCCGTTTAGTGAAATATATTCGGGCTGTCGAAGCGTCCTTGGGAACCGATGAAAAAATAGTGACCGAAAAAGAAAAAGAGATTGCGGCCAAGTTGCGAAGGGTGAATACGTTATGAGATTACGACATTTTGGTATTACTGTTGGCAATATGGAAGAGTCTGTGGAGTTTTATCGCGATTTCTTAGGTTTTGAAGTAGTTCGGCAAATGGACGAGTCCGGCGAACATATTGATAACTTTTCTGCGCTGAAGGATGTGAAAGTCCATACGATAAAGATGCGCGATAGTCAAGGACAAATGATCGAGTTATTATATTATCACTCCCATCCTCGGTTTATGTATAAGAGAGATATTGCTGATATTGGTTGCTCTCATTTTGCTGTAACTGTAGACGACTTAGACGAAACTTTAGCAAATTTGGCCACAAAAGGCTATCAATCGCACTGTGAGCCACAGATTTCACCCGACGGGAAGGTCAAATTGACCTTTTTGCCGGGGCCCGACAACGTACTGATTGAGCTAGTTGAAGAGTTATAGAGGATGCTGGCGGGGAAAACAGCACTAATAACAGGTGCCAGCGGTGGTCTGGGGCGCGCTATAGCTTTTGAACTGGCTAAAAAGGGTTGTCATTTGTTTTTGGTGGGGAGAGATCTCGAAAAACTCTATACATTGCACAAAGACATCAAAAAAGAACACGATGTCCCCATAGAATCCATGTCAGTTGACATGACAATCGACATAGAAATAGGATATTTATTGTCTCAAGCGGCCGATCGCATCGATATCTTGGTGAATAATGCTGGGATGTTCCCTATAAAAACGATTGCTGAGTCGAGTAATGAAGATTTTGATAAATGTTTTGCTGTAAACGTACGTAGCCCTTTTATATTATCGCGTGAACTCGGACGTCACATGTGTGAAAGGGGCTGGGGTCGGATTATCAACATCGGATCGTCCTCAGCGTACGCCGGCAGCGGCGAAACAGGCGTCTATTGTGCCTCTAAGCACGCCCTGCTTGGCCTCAGCCGCTCTTTGTACCAGGAGTATAGGGAAAGGGGTGTCCGCGCCTATAGCGTCTCTCCTGGGTCGATACAGACGCCTATGGGAGCCACTGACACTCGACAGGATTACTCGACTTTTCTCAATCCCCAAGAGGTGGCGGAGTATATCTCATTCATTATGGCCTATGATAACGAAATGATCTCGGAAGAGATTCGTCTGAATCGGGTGGTGATACGATGAAGATTTTAGAGCGCCTATTTTCGCTCGAAGGAAAGGTGGCGATTGTCACTGGAGGTGCTCGGGGGAACGGCAAAGCTATTGCGCAGGGTCTTAGTGAAGCTGGTGCTGATGTGATATTGGTGGACATAATCGAAGAGCTGGCTGATACCGCATGCGAATTAGATTGTGAAGCTTACTCGTGTGACATTACCGACTCCGATTCTTTAAGAGAGTTCGTAGAATATGTCTTAAATAAGTTTCATAAAATTGATATCATAGTCAATAATGCCGGCGTAAGCATTGGTGCCGACTTTCTTTCTTATCCGGCAGATGCATGGGAGAAAACTTATAGGGTCAATCTGAAGGCTCCATTTGAGTTAATCCAGTTGGCAGGAGAACACATGAAACGCCAGGGAGGCTCCATCATCAATATAACCAGTTTGAACAGTGAGCTAGCTTTCCCAGATAACCCAGCCTACGTAGCGTTTAAAGGCGCGCTTAGACAACTAACTAAGGCTGCCGCCTATGATTTGGGAAAATATGGAATAAGGGCCAACAACCTGGCCCCTGGTTATATAAAGACCGCTATGACAAATCAAAGTTATAACGACTCAGTGAAGCATGCCGACAGAAAAAACCGAACCCTTCTGGGCCGCTGGGGACACCCCGAAGATTTAGTGGGAACCGCCATCTTTTTAGCCTCAGATGCATCTTCTTATATTACGGGGCAGGATATTTATGTGGACGGCGGCTGGAGTAGTAAAGGAATATGACATCTTATACAGAGATTATTTATCCTGCGGATGGGGACAACAGCTATCCTCAAAAGTTGAGCAATTATATTTACGAGCGGTTTTTCAATGCTCCACATGCACATGTGCCAACGATATTAGATATAGGATGTTGCACCGGGAAGGCTCTTAAAATGTTTGATAAGGCTAATCCAATGGCGCTTCACGGTATTGATATCCGTAACGAAGAGATCGAAGGGTTTGTTTTTAAAGAGTGCGATATTGAGACAGAGCCGATTCCCTACCCGGAAAACTATTTTGATTTTGTATACACCAAATCGGTATTGGAACACGTGAGAAACACAGATAATTTTTTGAGTGAGACTTTACGCGTTCTTAAACCGGGAGGTGTTTTTGTGGGCCTAACTCCCGATTGGAAAAGTCAGCAGAAAATCTTTTGGGACGACTATACACACGTTAAGCCATTTACCCGAAAGGGGTTGAGAGACGCACTACGCATTCACGGATTTGAAGATGCAGATTGTGAATACTTTTATCAACTTCCGTTTATATGGAAATATCCGCAGCTCTCATTTGTGCCAAAGCTCATCGCACTCCTCCCTGATTTTCTTAAGTGGAAAGACCGTGAGCAAAGAAATACTCGTGATAGAAAGCTGATTCGCTTTTCAAAGGAAGTCATGCTGTTGTCTTATGGAGTGAAGAAATGAAACACGTAGATAAAGGATGGGGCTGGGAACGATGGATTGTGAACAAGGAGCAATATTGTGGAAAACTCTTATACTTCAATAAGAACAAACGATGCTCGTGGCATTACCACAAGGTAAAGGATGAGGTGTTTTATCTTCAGTCGGGGAAGATGATTGTTAAATATTCCGACGAGGATGATGTTGAGGAAGCGAGCGAGTTAGTTTTAAACGCCGGCGACAACTTTCATGTTTATATTGGTTTACGCCATCAAATGATTGCACTCGAAGACTCAGAGTTGTTTGAGTTCTCGACGCAGCATTTTGATGAAGATAGCTATAGAATTGTAAAGGGGGATTAGTGAGCTCTACCTTCGTTTGGAACCCCCGTTTTATAGCTGGCCAGCATCCGAGGCAGGATGTAGTATATGGGCTATCTTATCCGCGGTGCGGAAGTACTTGGTTTCGCTATTGTTTTGAATTTATTACCAAAAGAGCATCGCTCGATAAAATCAATGCCAAATGGGACACAAAAGCTGAATTGCCGCAACTGTTGTTTTCTTCACACCGCTATATGAATACCACTTATCGCCTTCACCATTACCGTGATGGCGATCCTCTTATAAAGAGCATCTGGCTAAGAAGAGACTATAAAGAGGCGATTGTAAGTCAAGTGATAAACCACTTCTCCCTCTGGCCGGCCAGCGCGCTTCTCAGCACATATGTTGGCGAGTCCCCTACCGAGGATATCATACAAATGTGCAATAAGCTTTCCACTTCCTCAGTTGGCGATCGACTAAAGGCTTTCGAGTATTTTCTACATACTTCCTCGGTTTTTTGCGACCATATCTTGTCGGAAATGTTTTTGTACCAAGATATAATAGTCTACCACATGTATATGAAGAATGGACTTGCGCTGAGATATGAAGATTTAATGTTAGATTCGCGCTCTACACTAACAAAAGTTATAGATTATTTGGTGGAGCAATTTTCAACTCCTCCTTACCCCTTTCCCCCCCTCGCGCCTCGGGAAGAAATGATAAGCCATTTAGATGAATTGATGGAAAATTATAACTATCATTGTAATGTTTGTTTAAATGATTATAGGCTCGACGGACATTTAGGCGCTACAACCGACGATCGAGACACAAGGTTGAGTTGTTATTCAGAACAGTTAAGTGAAAGAAGTTTATTATTATTAGAGGATGCCTATGAAAAAGCGTTTTTTGACCCCGCATGTGCAGAGGCGTCGATCGTGCCGCCGTCTTCGCGCGGCGAAGGGTTGGCCGGCGTCTTCGCCTTCGAAAACTTTCTAAATTTAGGATGTTACCAAAGTGTCAAGGAGGGGCAATGACGAACAAAATTAAAGTTAATCTTTTCGACAGCTTGGCGCCAGAAGGATACAAAGAGCTTTCTCAAGATGAGCTTGAGATTGTTCACGCACAACCCTCTTTTGGAGGCGCTACGGTTTTTACCGATAAGGATTTGTTATCGCCGTGGGTAGACAACGTAAAAAGTAAACATAAGATAGCCTGGATTTTAGAGTGCCGCGAGTTGCATCCTTTTGCATATAGGCACATTTTAGCGGCGGAACACAAGTTCGATTATATTTTTACGTTTGATGAGGAGTTATTACAACGCGGCTCAAAATATGTCAAAAGCCTCATTGCCTCTTCTCGGGTGTCGGATGACGATGGCGGAGTTCATGAAAAAACCAAAATGCTATCACTTATTGCCTCGAACAAGAAGAGTCTCCGCGGCCATAAGTTACGCCATATAATAGCGGAAGCCATTAAAGATCGGTATGACGTTGACCTTTGGGGACAAGCCTATCGGCCGTGGGGCGACGGCACCTCTACCACTCCCGAAGCCCAGCAAGCGGGCAAAACAGAACCCTTAAAAGATTACCGATTTAGTATTACCATCATGAACTCCAAACAGAATAACTATTTCACCGAGACCTTGGTGGATACATTTCGTCATGGCGCAATTCCCATCTTTTGGGGGTGCGAAAATGTCGGAGAATATTTTAATCCCGATGGGATCATTCAGTTTAACACAGGGCCCGAACTGTTTAAAATACTTGACAACCTTAGTGAGGAAGAGTATACTAAACGTCTGGATGCGGTTAAAGAGAATTTTGAGATCTCCAAAAAATATATGTCGATGAACGATACATTCGCCAGGAATTTAAGAAAGACCTTGGGATATGACGACTAGAAAATATCTACCTACTTTATCAGAACTTGTGGACAGACTTTCAATCGCTCAGCTAAAGGAGGTTTTTATTGTAGACCACAAAGAAGAATATGCTCAGGAGATTCGTGATATCGTTTATGACATACAGCTGTGTTTAGATGAGGGAGCAGAAGCAACGGCAGACACTATTAGAGCGATCGTCGTTTTATCACAAATGAACCTTCATATTTGGCATAACGAATCCAACTATCGCAAAGGGATCCGCGACGGCAACAACCTAGAACTCACTCACGGCCTTAACGGTATTCGCAATACTGCTAAAAACAAGATCCAGGAAATCACCGGCGGCCGCAAAGATTATAAAATTGATTGTTTGGCCGCCGAGTTTAAAGACTGGGAGATTAGTTGGAGCCCCCAAGAGGATGATAAATGATGGCTTTTGATGGCGTAATGGTTTTTGAGCCCGATGTGTTTACTGACTATCGAGGGGATTTGTGGACTCTGTGGAAGAAAGAGGAGCTAGAACTGGATTTTAATCACGATAAGATCTCTACTTCGCGTCAGCACGTTTTAAGGGGGATTCATGGGGACTTTAAGTCATGGAAGCTGGTCACGTGCTTATATGGGGAGTTGTATTTCGTGATGGTTGACAATCGCCGCGAATCGCCTACGTATCTACATTCGGAGTCAATGATATTGAACGATCGTACTCGAAAGCAGGTTCTGTTGCCTCCCGGCGTCGGAAACGGCTTCCTAGTGCTTAGCGAAGAGTCGGTTTTTCACTATAAGTGGGCTTATACTGGGGACTATCCCGATGTGGATGAACAGTTTACGCTTAAGTGGAATAATGCTCAGCTGAATATAAATTGGCCCATTGATAACCCAATATTACAATTGCGAGATAAATAATGACTTTAGAAATACCACCACATTTAAAAAAAGTAAGAAATGTCACCATTACTGCTCAGGAGCTAATAGATTTTGAGTCTATAGTGCGTGACACTTATGAGGCTGGCAAAATCAAGGGCCCCGTTCATTTGGCTAAAAATAATGAGAAAGAGCTTATAGAGATTTTTCAATATATTAGTCCTGATGACTGGGTTTTTGTACCATGGAGAAATCATTATCATGCTTTGCTTCATGGCGTCGATCCTGACAAGCTGTTTACTTCTATTGTCGAGGGGAGAAGCATGGGCACTAATAATATTAACCCCAATTTTTATGCCTCCTCGATCGTTAGCGGAGTGATCCCTTTGGCTTTAGGGGTCGCCATGGCGCTACAACGGAAGGGCTCACCAAACCGAGTCTGGTGCTTTATCGGCGATATGACCAGGGAAACTGGAGTCTTTCATGAGGCCTATAAATATTCAACAAACTTTGAGTTGCCGCTACAATGGGTTATAGAAGACAACAATATGAGCGTGCATACGCCAACCGATATGGCGTGGGGAGAGAAACAGCCAATACCCGAGGGAGTCATTTACTACAAATATGAAATGGAATATCCCCATCATGGCACTGGAAAGTGGGTAAACTTTTAATGAAATATAAATCCGAACTTATAAGATCCATGGAATGGCTCGGCCAAAAAGATAACGTTGTTTTCCTTGGCCAAGCATGTCGCGTCAGTGGACATGCAATATCAAGCACACTAGAGAAGGTACCGATGGATAAACGCATAGAACTCCCAGTTTTTGAGGAGACACAGCTTGGAATGTCTACTGGCATGGCTTTAGAAGGTTACGTGACAGTGACAATGTATCCGCGGTTTGATTTTTTTATTCTCGCATGCAATCAGCTTATTAATCACTTAGATAAAATGCGAGACATGTCTAAAAACGATATGTGCCCCCGCGTTATAATCAGAGTATCTGTTGGGTCTAAGAACCCAATCGATGCGGGCCCGCAACATACTCAGAATCACACAGAAGCAATTCGACAGATGCTGACCGACGTGAATGTTGTAGAGCTTAAGGAGCCAGAAGACATTTTTCCTGCATTTAAAGAAGCGTATGAAAGAGAAGACTCTCGCGCCACGTTGCTGGTAGAACATGGAGAATATTATGGGACAAAATAGATTTACGTGGCCCCTAATAAATGACAACATTACAGCGGCCGACAAAGAGGCCTTGATTGACTTTTTAAAGAAGCCCGATGTGCGTTTTACCAATGGGCCTATGGTGCGTGAGTTCGAAAAGAAATGGTCTGAGTGGCTAGGCGTAAAGCACACCACTTTCGTTAACTCAGGGGCTTCGGGAAACTATATCATGACGTCTATTGTTAAAGAACTGAAGGGTGTCGGAGAGATCATTGTGCCGCCTATTGGCTGGGTGTCAGACATTGCGCCTGTAGTAAACTTGGGAATGACGCCGGTTTTTGTGGACGTAGAAAAGGGAAACTTTTCTATGACCCTAGACAATATTAAAAAGGCCATTACGCCCCAAACCAAAGCGATTGTGTTAGTTCACGCTATGGGTTTTAATGCTCTATCGGACGAGCTTCTCGCTCTAGCACGTGACAATAATATTTTTCTGATTGAAGATTGCTGCGAATCCCACGGAGCTACGTATAACGAACAGAAAATAGGCTCCTTTGGAGACATGTCTAACTTTTCTTTTTATTTTGGTCATCATATTACTACGATCGAAGGGGGCGTAGTCTGCACTAACAATGACGAGATTCATGAATATATTCGCTTATTTAGGTCACACGGAATGACCCGAGAAACATCTCCTGAGTTTCAAAAGCGCTATCAAAAGAAGTATCCTGATTTAAATCCTCTCTTTACTTTTGCGGTCCCAGGGTATAATATGCGAAGTATGGAGATGAATGCGGTATTGGGGCTCGAACAACTCCAGCGATTAGATTCAAATATTGAGCGCCGTGTAGAAAACTTGGAATGCTGGGTGAGTCACCTGGATTCAGAGAGGTTTTTTACGGATTATGATTTAGTTGGCAATAGTAATTTTGCTCTTCCTCTCATCTTAAACGAAGAAGATAAGGGTTTACTTGGCCGCGTGTGCGCGGTATTGGAAGAGGTCGGAGTAGAATATAGACTTGGAACAGCCGGAGGAGGCAACCAGGCGCGCCAGCCTTATCTAATCGAGGGGTTTTATAACTATAAGATTTCTGGCTTATTGGATGTCGCCAACCATATTCATGATTATGGGCTCTATGTGGGAAACCATACCGATCTTACATCAGAACAGATTACAAACTTATGCGAAAGGATTAATAATGTTTAAAAATCAAAAGGTTTTAGTTACCGGAGGAACCGGTATGATAGGACGACAGTTAGTAGACTTACTACTAGAGCGAGAGGCAGAAGTTCACATTGTTTCTTTAGATGAGCCGACAGGCCTATCAGACAAGGTAAACTTCATTAAGGCAGATCTCACGTACTTTGATAAGTGTGCAGATGCGTGTCAAGGAATGGATTATGTTTTTAATCTTGTGGGCGTCAAGGGATCCCCGAAGATGTGCCAGGAGCAGCCGGCAGACTTTATGGTGCCGATGCTGCAGTTTAATACTAATATGATGGAAGCCGCGCGCCGCGCCAATGTTAAGTGGTTTTTGTTTACTAGTAGCGTGGGAGTATACCATCCGGCCGAAGTTTTTCGCGAGGATGATGTCTGGAAGACTTTTCCCTCGAAAAATGACAGATTCGCCGGCTGGGCAAAGAGAATTGGAGAACTCCAGGCCCAGGCTTATTCTATTCAGTATGGGTGGAACTGCGTATCTATTGTACGACCGGCAAATGTTTACGGGCCCTATGACAACTTTGATCCTGAAAATGCTATGGTTATTCCATCGTTGATTCGCAAGGCGTTTGAAAATGATACGCTTGAAGTATGGGGTGACGGGTCTTCGATTAGGGATTTTATTCACTCCAAAGACGTTGCTCTGGGAATGTTGTATATGGTTGAAAACGGTGTTACGGAGCCTGTTAATCTTGGTTCGGGCACCGGCGTTACTATTAAAACTGTTGTGGAAAAGGTTGTGCAGCATTGCGGAAAAGAACTTAAAGTGGAGTGGGACACCACCAAGCCGACGGGCGACGAGCGACGCGTTTTTGATACGACTCGTGCAGCTTCTCATGGCTTTAACTTGACTGTTTCGATAGAAGAGGGAATAAGGGATACTATCCGCTGGTTTAGAGAAAATAGGGAGATTGTAGATCTTCGACACAATGCTTTTACAAAGTGAGAACATTTTAATAACCGGTGTTTCATCAGGCCTTGGAAAATTTTTATATGAGAATGTTCCTGGTGCGCTTGGACTGACAAGAGAAAACAAGAAACAAACACTTCGCACTCTTGAGGGAAAAGAAGATCTGGTCATTGTACATTGTGCTTTTAATGCTGCGAGAGATCCTTCTCGGGCGTATGAGAGCCTCAACGATAATATATTTTTAACTCGGGACCTGGTGCGCCTCCCCCACAAGAAGTTTGTATATATTTCATCCGTTGGAGTTTACGAAACCGTCCCTACTGATTATGGACTCACCAAAAGGCATGCAGAATCCATTGTACAGGCGGAATCTACAAACTATTTAATTCTACGCTGCTCGGCGCTTCTTGGTCCCACTATAAGACAAAACTCATTTTTGAAAATTATGGAACAAGATAACTGTACGCTTTCGTTAAGTGGACAATCGGTCTTTAATTATATTTTACAAAATGATATATTAGAAGTGTTAGAAGATGAAGAGAGTGTTAATTTATCGGGAACGTATGATTTTGTATCTGCTCAAAGCACAACACTGCAAGAAGTGGCAGACAAATATAAAAAAGATCCTATTTTTGGCGAGTTTGTGTACTATACTAGATTCGGCGAAGATCGGACAATAAAGAATCTCCATCCCCACAAGAACAGAACCTCTCTAGAAACCATAGAATTTTTTTTAAAGGAACACAATGAATAAAAAAACGATATTATTATGTGGTGCTACGGGCTTTATTGGGCGAAACCTTTTAGACAAATATGTCAATGACGAAAGATATGAGATACGCGCCGTGTGGCACAACAAACCAGCTTTGAGGGAATATAATGTAAAATGGGTATATGCGGACCTGAACAACATTGCAGATGTTAAGCGTGTAATAGAAGGGGTAGATATAGTCCTGCAGTTTGCGGCGACCACATCAGGAGCAAATGATATAGTTAATCGTCCCTATATCCATGTGACCGATAATGCAGTCATGAACTCCCTGCTTTTAAGAGAGGCGTTTGAGCGTCATGTAGAACACTTTGTTTTTCCGAGCTGTACTGTTATGTATCAACCCAAGGAGAGTGCCACCACCGAAGAAGATTTTGACGGCAACCGGCGCCTCCTAGATCGCTATTTCGGCGTGGGGAATACCAAGGTATACCTAGAGAAGATGTGTGAGTTCTATGCTGGCCTAGGGCGCACTAAGCATACAGTAATGCGGCATTCAAACATGTATGGACCTTACGACAAATATGATCTCGAAAGAAGTCATGTGTTTGGAGCTACGGTTACCAAGGTGATGACCAACACCGATGGCACTATTGTGGTGTGGGGAACCGGCGAAGAGGAAAGGGACCTTCTACATGTTGAGGATTTGGTGAGTTTTGTTGATTTAGCGCTTACCAACCAAGAAGCTCAGTTCGGTTTATATAATGTAGGATTAGGCCGCGGCTTGCCTATCATAAATCTTGTTAAAGAAATTATAACTCAATCCGGCAAGGAACTGAAAATAGAACACGACCTCTCACGACCCACTATTAAAACTAGTCTGTTTTTGAGTTGCGCCAAAGCGAAAAAAGAGATTGGCTGGGAACCGACCATTTCCCTTAAAGATGGGATAGAGAAGACTCTGGACTGGTATAGGGAAAACATATTATGACGGCAGCCCTGATTACGGGAATAACCGGCATGGTGGGATCTCATTTGGCAGATTATTTATTAGCGAATACCGATTGGCATATATACGGACTGGCTCGCTGGAATGATGATTTGGATAACTTGAATCATCTCCTTCCCGAAATCAACAAGAAGGAACGCCTTGAGTTGGTTTACGGGGACCTCAACGATCTGGCATCTTTAATCTATACTGTACAACATACAGAGCCAAGCTATGTATTTCATTTGGCCGCTCAGAGTTACCCGCAGACGAGCTTTGAGGCTCCTCTAGATACTCTAAATACCAATATTTTGGGAACCGCAAAACTCTTAGAGGCTATTCGGAAGTCGGACGTGTCTCCTGTGATTCATGTGTGCGCATCATCAGAAGTTTTCGGTCGCGTTCCCAAGGAATATTTACCAATTCACGAAGAGGTCCCCTTTCATCCTGCATCTCCCTATGCGATTTCGAAGGTGGGGACGGACCTGGTAGGTCGTTATTATGCGGAGGCGTACGGCCTTACTGTCATGACAACTAGAATGTTTACCCACACAGGCCCGCGCCGCGGCGATGTTTTTGCCGAGTCGACGTTTGCCAAGCAAATTGCGATGATGGAAGAGGGCCTTTTGGAGCCCGTAGTAAAAGTAGGAAACCTGGATTCCTTGAGAACTTGGTCTGATGTACGCGATGCTGTGCGCGCTTATTATCTTTTAGTAACTCACAATCCTACAGCAGGAGAGTACTATAATATTGGAGGAGCATATAGCTGCACCGTAAGAGAAATGTTAGAACATTTAATCAGCTTATCAACGATTAAGGATATACGGGTGGAGGTTGACGCGTCACGCCTCCGACCTATCGATGCGGATTTACAGGTGCCGGATACCACTAAGTTTAGAGATCATACAGGATGGGAGCCAGAGATATCTTTCGAAACCACCATGAGCGATCTATTAAACTATTGGCGCGCCCGAGTCAAATCGGGTAAAAACTTTTTATCAAGATAAGTTATGAAAAAAATACTGGTTATTGGAGAAACATGTAGGGATGTATTTTGTTACGGCAAAGCTGAAAGGCTTTGCCCGGAAGCACCAGCACCAGTATTTAATCCCATCAGCATTGTAGAAAGCCCCGGCATGGCCATGAATGTACAGCGCAACATAATAGCGTTGGGAACGCCGTGTGATATTTTGACCAACCCCAACTGGGAGCAAATAGTAAAGACACGCTATATTCACAAAAATACTAATCAGATGTTTATAAGGATTGATGTAAATGACGAAGAATTTCAAAGGTGTGATATATCAAAGGCGCGCCTTGATGAATACGATGCTATAGTAATCTCCGACTATTGCAAGGGGTATTTAACCGAGGAAGATATTTATGACATCTCTGCGGCGCATAAATGTGTTTTTTTAGATACCAAAAGGCCTTTAGATAGTTGGTGTGATAAAGTGTCTTTTATAAAAATAAATGAATATGAGTATGAAAGAACCAAGAAAACAGTCACCAAGGAACTCCAAAAAAAACTTATTGTAACGCTGGGGAGTCGAGGCTGTGAACATGCGGGAAAGATTTATAAAGTAGAAACAGTGGACATTAAGGATGTTACGGGCGCGGGCGATACTTTTGTGGGCGCGCTGGCAGTAGAATATGTTAAAAATCACGACATCGAAAGCGCTATTAAATATGCGAATCAGTGCGCAACAAAGGTGGTTCAAAAAAGAGGAGTGAATATCCCAGCATGACAACAGTGTGGGTTAATGGATGCTTTGATATACTTCATCGCGGGCATATAGAAATGCTTGCACACGCGCGTTCGCTAGGGGAGCGATTGATAGTCGGGATTGATTCTGACGTGAAGGTTAAGCAAGACAAGGGAGAAACTCGCCCTTATAACACGCATGCCGATCGGGCTTATATTCTTAAAGCGTTGCGATCTGTAGATGAGGTTATTATCTTTGATACCGCATGCGAACTGGAAGAAAATATTAAAAATATTAAGCCTGATGTGATGGTAGTGGGCGCAGATTGGCGCGGAAAAAAAATAATTGGCGAGAAACACGTTAAAAAACTTATATTTTTTGATAGAATAGGGAGACATTCTACCACTAAGATTTTGGAGTATGGTAAATGATAATTTATGTTGATATAGATGAAACGATATGTCGATACGAAGGGCTACGAGAATACCCGGCCGCCGTACCGATTCAGGAACACATTGACAAGATTAACCAACTTTATGATGAAGGAAACACTATTGTTTATTGGACAGCTCGCGGCAGCAAGACAAAGATTGACTGGACCGACTTGACCAAAAAACAACTAATACAATGGGGCGCCAAGCACCACGATGTGCTGTTAGGAAAGCCTCATTATGATTTATATATTGATGACAAATCAATAAACACTGATGCTTATTTTAATCAGAAAGGAGATACAAATGGCAACAACAACTAAAGAACGTAGAGAGATGACGGAAGGTGCCGTTCGCGAACTAGTAGATGAAATGCTTAGAGATGCGTTTCGTACTCAGTTTCGTGAACTAGAAAAACACTTGATCGACATTCATGAGAGGCTGCAAAAGCTAGAAGGAGTCGGCTGATGAAACTATCTAATCAGGCAGCCGGTGCATTGATGATGGCGCTTCAAAAGTGCCTTTTGGAAGAGACCGATATTATGCCTTTATTGCAAGAGATGGACTTTTTTGTGGACGTTGTGCAAAAAGACGGAGAGCTTAGCGACGCTCTTTTCGTAAAAAACCCCCCCCTCGTAAGTTTCGAAGGCGTGGAAACAAATAACGTACAAGATTTTGTTGACGGCGTGCTGCAGGAAGAATAATGCCGCGTTACGCTTATACATGCGATAGGTGCAATGTAGAATTCTTAACTATACACAGCATTGATGAAGTTTTAGAAACTTGCAAAGAGTGCGCCGCCACGGGCACTTTAACCAAGCTATTGACAAAACCCTCTTATGGAATAAAAAAGAGGGGCGCCGATAGGGTAGGTAAAATCACAGAAGATTTTATAGAAGACTCGCGCCAAGAGCTAAAAAAGCAACGTAGAGATTTGGACAAACAGCGATGATCGTTTTGATTTCATGTTTAATAGCGTCCGTTGTCATCAACATATTTTTGGCATGGTATCTTGTCAAGGTGCTCTCAAAGTTGTTGTATACTTCGGATAACTTAGGGGATCTATATGTAACTTTACGCATATTTGAGGAGTTTACGGCATCTCTATACCATATGGAAATGTTTTATGGAGAGCCGGTTATTCAAGAGTTGGTAAAAAAGACATCTTTTGTTCGCGAAGAGATACAGAGATTTGAAGAAATATATGGGCTGACAACTAATATAGAAGCACTAGAAGAGGATATAATAAATGACCGAGAAGAGAACGACTTCATCCCGCAAGAAGAAGCGTAAAAACTATTATTTTACACAAATTCATGAAGATGCAATTGTAGAATATGCAAATATAACCTGTAATAAGAGACGCTCCGAGCTCTATATTACTCTTATTCGACCAGCCTTTAATGAGATGGTAAACAAGATAATTTTTACTTATCGATTTACGTCTCTGCCTAATATTGATTCTCTCCGAGATGATTGCAAGGTGTGGCTTACCACCATTCTGGACAAGTATGATCCCAATAAAGGGTCGAAAGCGTTTTCATATTTTAGTGTAGTAACAAAAAACTGGTTCATTCATAAAGTAAAACATAATGCTCGTCGAGCCCGGAAAGAAATATTTATCGAGGATATGATTAATGAACTCGATGAAAATATAATTTCCAAAGAAAAACAGTACGATGAGTTGCGCGAACAGGAAGAGTTCTGGCAAAACTTTTTCCAGGAGCTGTCTGAATGGGATGCCGATATGTTAAAGGAAAACGAAAAAAAGGTTCTGGAAGCAGTAAAGATAATATTTGAGTCCTCTAGCGAGATTGAAATTTTTAATAAAAAAGCTATTTACTTATACTTACGGGAGATTACCGGACTTAATACGAAACAGGTGGTTAACAACCTAAACAAACTTCGCAAAAAATACAAGGTGTTTAAAAACAAATGGGAAAGAGGAGAAATCTAGAAGAATATATCCAAGAGGCAACGCGCAATGTTCGAGAAGATCGAGCGCTCGCTAAGTCGCTTCTTGTGGACGCTATGAATGACATGAAGATGTCAGACTCTGCTCGCAAAGAACTTGGTTCCATAGCGGCTAAGTATGTTGAAAACCTACAACGGTCCAACGAACAAATGGTGAAACTGTCTGCATTGTTACAAAAGCAGCAGGGCGGCATTACTGGCTTATCCGAAGAAGACAAGGAAGACCTTTACGATATGCTTAATAAGGAGGAGGAATAGATGGGCAACAACTCTGATCCAAAAGCGGTGACCCGCAGCGTCGAGTCCACCACGCAGCCCCGCGAACTGATGGAGATGAATCTCGAACAGTTTATTCAGCGGTATTCCCCGAGCGAGTCTTACGGAGAATATTCTACTCAGGAATATTTTGATCCTCGTTTAGAGGGCTTCTTGGCGGTAGCTTCTAGGCTTACCGAGCAGATGCTTGTTCCGAATGCTTTGGAGGGCGGGACAACAACAGAAGCGATAGTGATGCGTCTAGATCCTTATGAACCGCCCCCCTATAGTTCTCTTGATCCGAGGAGCGAGATTGAGTCAAAGGCTCTTGAACACCAAATGCAGTCCTTTGTTCTAAAGTGTTATGATCTTAAGACGCCGAGTACGTGTTTTGTTACTCCGAAACAAATGACACGGATGGACCCAGCAGCCATTCAGGATCTTCCCGGGTTTGTGGGAATGCACGATCCCGCCACGACCATGCCGAGAGTGGGCGATGTTGTTAAAGTTAAATATCATTCTAACTCTTATAAGGGCGGCGAATTTATACGAACTTTAGGTATTAATGTCCTGCATATGCTTGCGGGAGTCGATCCTAATGGAAGCGTCTCTATGGCGGATAAGTTTGCTGGAGCCCTTTATAATCTAATAAACGTAGGAGACTATAAAAAAGCCACCCAATCGGAAATAAAGGAATGTGCGGCCAAATACGATCAATCACGAAATGATTTTACTTGGAAATCAAATCACTCTACAGCCTTTCGTTCTATGGATTCGCGCCTGGTGCCGGTAGCAAAATGTTTTGCCTACCGATGCTTCAAACAGAAAGGGGTGCAGATTAAGTTTAACTCCAGCTATCGTTCTGTTAGCAAGCAGCGTACTCTTCGATTACGTTGGCTAACTGGTGAGAAAGATGCTCATGGAAACATTCTGCAGAAGCTTCAGCCGGCAGCTTCGTGGGCGCCTGTAGCGGAGCATGTTGCAGCTGAGGACACCATACAAAACACCACTTTGGTGGCGGGCCCTGATAACGGGAGCTGGCACCAAGCAAAACTAGCTTTTGATTTTAATCCTTATTTCTCCGACGGAACCGCCCTGACCGGGAGAAGCTCTTCTAAAGCTGAATGGTTCAGCAAGGGGGGCCCCATCGTTCGTATTGGTAAAAGTATCGGCCTTTTTTGGGGGGGCGACTTTAAAACTAACTGGGATCCTATTCATTTTGATATGAGAAGTACTTTGGGTCGCAGTGCCAAGAGCAGCGCTATAGCCACGATAGTGGCAGCTGAAGGAGCAGTTCCGGCTTAATATGGGCGAACCACTTACTTCAGGCGTGAGCACTCCTAGCGAACAGCCCAATCAAGATTTTAGCAGATCTGATCCTCAAACACTACAGGCATATGAGAATCAGCCTCCTTATCTCCAGGCCGAGCAATCAGGGATTGCCTGTGGGCATTCTATAGAACCAGTTCCTATGCTGGCCCGGGCCCCTTGCGATGTTGGGATTGAGAGCTCTCGAAATAGTGCAGTTATTTGTACTGTTGATCGGAAAGGCGGCCTAACCGATGGCTATGGCGGCCGCGGCGCCACTCAGTGTGGCGCGGTAGACATTGTGGCGGGACGAATGGGGCCTTATGTAGCTGCTAGGGATAAAGAGGGAAAACCGATAAAAGTTAATCCTAATTTTAGAGTCGACGCGGCCCGCGTTTATGTGAGTCAAAAATCTGATATTGATGAATATTTTGGGTTAGTTGATGGAAAGGTGGGCAATCCAATTGCGGCATCAGCTGTTGGCATAAAGGCAGACGAAGTAAGAATCGTTGCGCGCGGAGGTATTAAACTTGTAACCGGCACGGATGTTCGCAACTCTCGCGACTATGTTGTGGTGGGAACGGGGGGCATCGATTTAATAGCCGGTAATGAAGAGGATGCTCAACAGCCTCTGGTGAAGGGAGATAGCCTTGTATATGCTCTCGCGGGGGAAGGCATAGGGGCTGACTGGAAGGCGGGAGACAATGCTGGCCTCATAGGAGAGATTGAAAAACTTAGGGAGATAGTTTATTCCTTTTTGATGTATCAGCGTGATTTTAATTGTGCGATGGTAACGCACACCCATAGAACTAAATTTTTTGGTCTCCTGAGCTTACCACCCATTATGGCGTCCCCCATCACTGTTAAATCAATAACACAACAGGTGGCACAAACGGAGTTGTCGATTATAGCTCACCAAACAAGTTTAAGTACCTGGGGCGCTAGCACCGTATCTCCAGTTATGTCTGATACTTATATTAATAGCGCTTACAACACAACCAACTAAGGAACGAACTAAGGAAATGCTAAATAGGCTGTGGTATAATCGACCGGCGAATAAGCCATGGAGAGATGGCGATCGAATTAAAATTCATGTGCGCGGCGACACCCTTGATAAAACCTTAGAACCTTCGGAATATTTCACAACAGCAATTGTTGACAACGCGACGTCAAAGATTTTTGATTTTTACGGGAGAGAAAAATCTATCCTTCCAGGGGAGATTAGCCACGAAGAGCGTCGCTTTGCAGATCGCCCGGGCACAAAGCCCAGTTTATTAATTTCTATAGATCAAACACTTGTCGCAGCTGCTACGCGGATTACTTCTATGAGTGCCCAGAACGTAGCGCTTACAAAGACATACTCTACCAGAAATTTTCGTCAAAGAGTGGAAACAATAGGCCCTCTCTTTAAAGATTATCAAAAGAAATATAAATTTTTTGATGGCTCAGTTTCTCCCGGCATTGATTTTGTGCAGGAGTACAACCGCGTAGCTACGGCCGCCTCCAAGGTAATAGATTATATTGAGTTTAATAACTTGACCTTGCGAACCAAGGAAGACGATGAGATTAGTATTAAGTTTGATGCCGAATATAATATTTTAGGAATAAGTCTCATTCAAAATGCTCAAGAAAAGTTTCTTACAGAGGGGAGCCTTTATTATTTACAAGACTCGCGAGGTCTTACTAACAAGAGAACAAATGAGCTTTTATATAATCTAGGCGCCATTTATTCCGAAAGGAATGCGCCGAGCCCGTGGACGGCATTTTTAAGCAAGTATGTTTCAACTGTTACGGTTGATTTTTTTGGCCGGCCCCGTACTCAAAAATGCTGGAATACAATTCTTGAAAAGCAGGACAAAAACAATCCCGTTGTAGTAACACTTGAACAGATGGCTGATGAAGTAGAATATCTTAACCATCCCAAAAACCAAGAATGTTTAATGAACGAAGCGATCGCTGAAAAAATTAAAAACAATGAAGATATTAAAAAGATAGTCAAAGGGATGCAAGCATTTGAAGACAAGGCCGATATGGTGAGAAACTTTATTGATAAATATGGAATTAACCATTTAATCGAAGCCGCCTTAGAGTGTTTGGCATATCAATCAGGAATTGCTCGGGATGATATGCCAGCTCTCCCGGGAGCAAATCCCTTTCGGATGAGGCGCCCCCCTGCTAAAATTAAGCTCCCCAGTATTACGATCCAACTACCGGCAGTAAGCATTGGCGGCGGTATTACAGCCATGATCAAGAAAGCGCTTATGGAAGCCCTGATGAGTGCGCTAATAGGCACCTTACAAGCGCTTGCAGATGTTTTACTAGAACTTTGTTATGGAAAAGGAGACGATATCGGCGAAGCGCTCCCGCTCAATGCCTTAATAGACGATTTTCCTAATCCGGCCGAGAACGCTAAAGAGGGAGGAATACAGGCGGGCTTAGGACAGTGCTATGAAGAATATGCTATAGATCCCGCGGTGGGAGATGAATTTTTAGGCCTCGTCGCTGGAAGTATAACCCCACGTGAAGTTTGCAACTTGGTGAACGATGTTCCATCGCCTGCTGTTTTGCGGATCATAACTAACATAATAGAGTTTACGCCCTCTCTTTCATCCCTTCAGGACGCATTCGATGACGAAGATGACCTAGTGGGGTTCTTTGTTTGTATCGGAAATCTCTTATCGCCAGCTTACTGTGCATCTTTACAACCAATAGACATTACAGAGCTTGATCCCTGCACTATTGAGGAACTTCTAGCGCGCACCATAGATGATGATTTATTTGATGATCTTATAAATGCTTACCGCGATCCCAACTCGTTAGCACCATCTGGTTTCAATCTAAGATGCGGAGGGGGAATTGTACCGCCGCTCACCGATATGCCGGCCTTTAGACATTCTCTGACAACGTTATTTAATACCGTTTTTGAGATCCCAAAGTCCTCATTCGCTTCAGATATTACGGGACTAAAAACGATCTACATGAAACCCGAGCCAGGGTGCAGTGCAAAAAATGCTGATTTTCGAGAAAAACTTAAGGAGATTAAAGAGGGCCAGTCGACCGGTAATGAGGCAAAACCGAATAGCAAGGATATGGAGGCCCTTAAGGGACTCCTCCCTACGGCCCTCCTTCAGCATCCAGGAATAAAAAAAGTTAAGGACTTAATGGACAACGTTGATGAAGTGGCCGGCTGCGAAGGGGTAGGAGTTACTTATGAGATAGCTCGTCAATATAGGGACGAGATGGCCAATATCGATGCAAAAATAGTGTGTCCTTATTTTAACAACGCCGGCCCCGTCCTCGACTCCCACGTTTACGCCGATATGTTTTTCTATTTTATAGAGCCCGGCGTCGGCGTCATATATCTAGCTCCCGGCGCGCCCGCTGGCTCCGGTGAGCTGGGCGGTGCCACTTTGATCACAGGCCCCGCAACAACATCGGCGATCCAATCACAAGTTGACCTTTATGGCGGCACCGACAATGAACAACCGCGCGAAGTGCTAGCTGAACGCTTTTTTAGTAATACATTTGGAGCATATAAATCGCCATTTACTTGGATCCGCGACGAGGCTGCGCGCGGCGACGTCGGAGGAATACCTGTCCTTGCTCTTGGGGCGCCTGCCGGCGCGCCCGGAAGTGGGGAGTCGGACCCTAACACGCCTGCTTTTGATTCTGATCTCATGAAGCAGGCGGCTAAACTCCGCTTGTATTTTGATGCTTATTTATCCTTACTGAACTCGACTGCGTATAACGTTCGAAACTCTAAACTTTTTACTGTTGAAGGATTTAAGAAGCTAGCTTTATTACCTATCCCTTGTGGCAATGGAAGGGTTATTGGAAAAGATCTTTTTGATATCAACACCATTATTAATGAAGGCCTAGAGGAGTTTGCAGACAATTCCTGCTCTGATAGGACTTGTGTTGTTGGCCCTGTCGAAGATTCTCTTATTTTTGCAGCTTCTAACGCATACATTCAAATACTCTTATTAGAACAGCTACTTAAGAATATTTTCATAATCGATGCATATGGTGCTGCGGCTGTCGTTGATAATGCCGCGGTACAACAACAAATTATAAATGAAATATATAGAAGCGCCGAAGCCGGCGACGGCGCCGGCTTTCTCCCAGCATTGATGCAATCAGCAATCATCTATGTTGATAAACAAAGAGAACGATCCGGACCTAGTGTTTCGGGAGAAAACAATCTACTTCCCGATCCGCACGACCCAGAGGAAACTATAGAAATCCCAATGTCGATAATGGAAAGTGCCGACTTATATCGCAGGTATGCCTTGGAATATCTTATTAAGAAGCGCATGAGCAATACGCTACCGGTCTTTAAAGAAGTCTTCACCAAAGACGAGCCTACTTTTGATACTTCATTCATATTAAACGCTTTTCCAACAGTGGACGTGATTGATAAGGGATTCTGGGAAGATCCTCTGGACTTTGAGGTTAGCGGATCGCTCGATGGATCGCTCTTGAGGAAGGACAGCCAGGGCCCTGTAAGGAACTACTCGTTAGTTCAGGATGAGCAAGGCGAGGAGCCCGCTTCTTACAACTACGGCTTAGACCCATGGAATCCATCGCAGACTTTATCAGCCGACGAGGTCGAATATGCTAAGGGTAAAGGTTTATTTACGCGTGAGAAGTTTGTTTCTTTTGACATAAATTACGAGGCTTTAAAGTCCTTACAACAGGCCGACCCGCCACCGACCGCTGGATCCGGAGTGGCGATCGGCAGTGGAAAGGGCGCCCCGGCTACCGAGCACGAATATGGCCTTGAGCTGCGTCAAGCTATTTATAATACCCTTAAGCCGCTTTTGGATATTATTTTGCCACCAGAGGCGGGGCAACTCCCGATGGCAACTAGCTGGCAGGAGTCTCCCGGTAGTTATGAATACTCCCCCGATGGGGATAATATGGTGGTCTCGCCGGCGAAATTTGAAGAGTTTTTAACAGCTTATAGAAACCTTAGCACACAAGAAGTCGGGGAACTGGTTCAGCGCGAGACTGTATTTGCGCGGGATACAGAGCTGTTTGGCGAAATAGATGCAACCTATTCTATGTGGATTCGGGTGGATGATGGCATGGACGGTACCGGTCAGGTCCCGGAGGTTCAGCACGCCCATTCGGCCCGGCAAGGATGGTCGGATCCGAACGACGAAGCGAACGCTCTCGTCGCGAGCCTTCCAGATAGTCCTATTCGTGACTTCTACCCCAGCGCACGAAAGAGGGTGTTGTGGAATGACATGGGTTTAGAGTCCAACTATTCAAAACACTCCTACGTTCCTATAGCAGTTAAAGGACCAATAAGGCGTAAAAACTATGATGCTTTACGATATTGGAATAAGGTGATGCGGTATGGACCAGCTAAGGTAGAGGTCAACAGCGGTATGGCCACGCAGGTGCCCTTCGAGGGCACCACCTACGAGACGACCAGGGTGATCGAACCACGCGCCCCGCTGGGCTCCAGTGGCGCGGACGAAGGCTGGACCAAATCCGAGGTCGGAATGAATCTGGTCTCGGCAAGGCTACCATATTCATGGAACGTCCGCCCCAACGGCGGCTTCGGCACAATGATCAAAGTGGTGAACCCCGAAAACGAAAATAACCCAACAGAATCAGACTGGAGCGACCTGACTGTGTCGAATGCCAGGGGCGTCAGCAACATGCACATAGAAACATCCGGATTAGTTAGGTATTGCGCATGGGAGAATGCGTCGTGGAACTGCCCAGACCCGGCAGACCCCTGGGCGCCAGAGAGTGTCCCAGAAGACGGCGAGTCCGAAATGTGGATTAAAGCCGACGCATCTCAGACTAACCCGACCATCTACGGGGAACAAACAAACAAGGCTCCCGGCGGCCTTCCACCCAGTGTTCGACACAAGCGCGCTATTGGCGGAGCCGCGTATGAAACCGGAAGAAGGCAGCAGTGGGCCATCAACAGTCCAGGGCCCATGAACATGTTCATACCCGAAGCGACCGAGCAAGATGAGGAAGAAAGCGGAATCTACCCCTATGATGACTTAAATGGACGAATTCGCCTGGAGTGGCCCGAATATTATCCCATGGCACGGACACATTATACCGACATACCAACCGCCGGTAACATCGGACGTCCTAATGGGTTTTATACCTATAGAATAAGTAAAACCGATTTATATTATAACGAATGGAATGTAGCAGCATATTTTGGATTTAATTATAAACAGATTTTAGAATGGCTACAGGAGCGCGACCTCGACGAGGAAGCATTGGTGAAATGGTGGACGCGACAAGCAGACGAGCCCGAGGTTCAAGAAATGGTGGACGATATTGGCGCGGCGTACCCGCAGCATGGCATTGTAGGAATGCAAAGGGCCCGGGCATGGGGACATCCTCTAAAATTTCGCAGGAAGCTTGCAATCCCGACAAAAAGCTCCGTCGAGGGCGATGCGTCCCAAGACCGGTCCGGCGGCTGGGGACCCTTACAACCCATCCGGTATTCCAAAGATCTTCCCAAGTGGGACGCTGACGCGATCGGGGCTGACATCGGCTCGTCCGACCAGCTCGCTCAGCTCCAAACATGGGACTTCTATGACCAGCCAGTAGGGGTACAACTCAGCGGCCCTGGTAGTTCGGATTTCTATACACGCACCAATAGCAAGAGCCTGGATGCATATATTGCCGAGGTAGACGGCGCGGCGCCGGTGATAGCTGGTGCCCCTCCCGGTCTGGTTCTTCCTGGAATACCGGTTGCCGAGGAAGATGCTTTTGCACCATATAATTATGACGGGGCGCCCCTTCCCGCACAGGGATACGCCAAAGCTCTTATCAGCGAAGTCTTGGACGACATTATAGGCAATATAAATATTGGGACTCGCATAGCTTACAACAGCCCACTTCAAGATCCCGTCGCCAACGACGGCGAATCCGAGCTACTAAACTCGCTAGCGGTCTTCTTTGATGGTATGTCCGTGAATGAACAAGACCGGCAATTTATATCACAAAAATCTAATTATGTGCTCTGGGAGCCTCCGATAACAACCTCATCCCTGATCGACCCTCGCGACTATTTTTCATTGATCGCGGAGGGCTTATTGCAAGATCCTAACTTTGATGTTAGCACTTTGACCAGAACGACAACTTCTACTTCCGGCTACGTGCTCAATGTCAATACGGGCATTGAAGGGCGCCGAAAGATAGCCGATCACGTAGCTGAGCTGCGCAGCGCGCGCCGCTCCAAACTCTCTGATTTATTTGATATCCATAAGAAAGAGATGGCCCTAGATATAGCGGGCCATCAGCGATATCAAAATCTATTTAATGGCGCGTTTGATACAGAGAAACTGGTGGGGTTTGTATTTCTTTATGGTATTCTGAAAACCGAGGCGCAATCTAGTGACTTTAGGCATCTTTTTGATGATACCAAACAAGCATTGCGCATTGTTATTCGGGCAGCCCTTGCGGGAGATGACTATACCTACGTAGATCCAGAAAGTGTTTCCGACAGCGACGCTGCGCGCAATGCCGCTTTGGGGCTTGCTGCGGCCGCCGGGGGCCCCTTTGTGCAAATGGGCGCCTCGTTTGTGTTAAAGATGCTTATAGAAACTCCGTTGCGTATTTTGAAGGGTCTTGCAGAAATCGTCGATCCTCATGTCATTGTAGGGAATGCCATTAGAAATGTATCCGGACAAGCGCTTAAAATAGCCGATCCGATTTGGGAAACGGCTCAGGGTGTTGCCGGCCCAGTCGCGGCCCTTACGGCACCACAGGTCTCCGAAGCTGATGCGTCAACGGCTGCAGCGCTAGCTGCCGAGATTGGAACAGCTGCGCTGACCATGGACCTTCCAGAGTTTCTCGATGCCGGCATTGAGGAGGCATTTAGTGGCTTACCGCGGCCGATTAGGCCTTCTATATCCGACAAGGGCCTTAATTTAATAGGAACATTACCGTACTTGTTTGCACTACCGCCTGGTCCTTTTGGGATTGCATATATTTTGCTAGACCTAATGAATGCAGATTGGGGTACCGATAGTCTCCCAGAGGCAAGTGATGATCAAGAATGTATATTGCCACCTCCGCCACCTCGCCTGCTTCCTCGATCTCGACCCGCCGATGTGGATGATGCAGAGGAAGTCGACATCGATGGGGGAGGAATAGGGTGCGCCCAGCCCAAGAACCCGCCCAAGAGGGCGCCCAAGGTCAACGAGGCCCAAGTCGGAGTCGATACTGCGGAGACCACTACCCCGAGCTCCACAACCGGAGATGGATCCGGCGGTAACGGCTATTAGGAATGTTGCGTTACTTTGAATGGTTAAGACTAGATGGGATAAATGTTTTTTATAACTAATTAAACTGTACAAATGAAGAGGACAGAGTTATGAATGGTTTATCACCCAAATTTCCTTTAAGGTTTGATTATGCCATGGGCCCGTATACACTAAACAAAACGTATAAAGAGATGATTCGTCAAAATCTTAAAAATTTAGTGCTCACGAATCCTGGCGAAAGAGTAATGGATGTTAACTTCGGCGCGGGATTGCGAACATATTTTTTTGAGCCTATGACGAGCACGACGTATTCCCAAATCGCCGCCGATATTAATCAACAAGTGAAGAAATATCTTCCTTTTGTGGGCATTGATAATATTAGTTTTAGCGGCGGAGAGGACATTGATGGAACTGCAAATGTGTTGGGTGTAGAGATAGCGTATACCATCACCCCGCTTCAGGACGACGATTCGTTGGTCATACAATCAAGTGCCGAATCATTTTAAACTGAGGATATAGAATGGCTTCCAACTCTAAAAAGAAGATCACCGCGATAGACTATACGAGTCGCGATTTTGATAGCATTAAAACATCATTGGTAAACTACACCAAGCGATATTATGCCGATAGTTTTAAAGATTTCAATGAGGCTGGCTTCGGCGCATTAGTACTGGATTCGGTTTCTTATATAGGAGATATTCTTTCTTTCTATTTGGATTATCAAGTAAATGAATCATTTTTAGACACGGCGATAGAGTACGACAATGTAGTTCGGATAGCACGCCAGCTGGGCTGGAAGTATACAGATTCCTCAACATCTGTAGGAACAGCCCAGTTTTATGTGACAATCCCCGCGGATTCCAGCGGTACTCCTGATAGCAGCTACTACCCCACTCTGCGAGCAGGGAGTCAGTTTACTACCATCGACGGCAAACTGTTTACTTTAACTGAGGATATATATTTTGGCGCCACAGGCAATGAGATTCTAATCACAACTGTTAATAGCACTACGAACGTGCCTACTCATTTTGCAGTAAAAGCCAAAGGAACAGTAATCTCGGGACGCATCGAGCGAGAAACCAAAACCATTGGAGATTTTCAGAGGTTTTTGCAGATCGAACTTTCATCGCACAATCCGTCCGAGATAATATCAGTATTTGATGCGCAAGGGCATGAATATTTTGAGGTTAACCACTTGGCACAGGAGGTTATTTATAAATCTCTTCGTAATAATAATGCCGACAAATCCTCGGTTCCTTCTATTCTAAAGGCGGTTCCGGCTACGCGTCGATTTGTACTAGAAAAAACCCCAGACTCTGCGTTGCTCCAGTTTGGATACGGCAGCGCCACTCAGCTAACCAACGAAGCCGTTTTGGACCCAAGTAAAATAACTTTAAAACTGCATGGCCGAGATTATTCTACTGCGCGAGAGTTTGATCCCACTAATCTAACGAGTACCGATAAATTTGGCGTTGCTCCGGCTAACACTACATTGACTATTCAATATCGGGTTAATGACGCCGGGGAAGCTAATATTGCTAGTAATACTTTAACAGGGGTCTCCGCTCCCATCATCGAATTCGAAAATCAAGGAAGCCTAGATGCGACTAAAAGGGGCAACGTTATAAGCTCTTTAGAGGCAAATAACGAAGAGCCTATATTGGGAGATGTGTCCCTTCCGTCAGCTGAAGAGATTAAGCAGAGAGTTTTTAGTTATTATGCGACACAAAACAGGGCTGTTACACTGGAAGATTATCAGGCGATTGTCTATGCAATGCCCCCCAGCTACGGAGCCATTAAGAGATGCTCCTTACAGCGCGATTTTGATTCCTTCAAGCGGAATTTAAATCTTTATGTTATTTCGGAAGACAATAATGGATTTTTGACCACAACCAACTCCACCATTAAAAAAAATGTAAAAACATGGCTTTCGCGATATAAGGTTATTAACGATACTATAGATATTTTAAATGCTTACGTAGTTAACTTTGGTATTGAGTTCATCATCGTAGCCGACTATGAAGAAAATAAATACTCAGCACTAGCAGCAGCCAACTCACGCCTACGAAACTTCTTTGCTAACCAGAGCTATGATATAGGCGAAAACCTCTTTATAACGGACATCTATAAAGAACTTCAGCGAGTGCCACACGTGATTGATGTTATAGATGTTAAAATAGTACCTAAAATTGGCGGCATTTACTCACAGGCGAATTTTAGTTTTGAGGACCACTTATCTAACGACGGCCGCTATATCACATGCGATCGTACTGCGGTTTTTGAAATAAAGTATCCCAACAAAGACATACAAGGAAGCATGGTTTAATGGCTATTAAGCGGTATGCCGCCACCAAAGACAACACTATAACTAACGCCTTTAGGGCTTCTCTGCTCGATAGTCAGCGCGGTACCGGCTCTAATATGGGTGCAGCAGATGTTCTAGAAATCTTCTCTATATACGGAGAAGCTTCCAGTTCTAATGGGCTATCTGCCGAACTATCGCGTGCTATTTTGGAGTTTCCAATTTCTACCGTGTCGACTGATAGAATCGCCGGCACTATTCCTGCGAGCGGCAGTGTAACGTGGTACCTAAAGATGTATAATGCACGTCATGCGTTTACGCTACCGCGACAGTTTAATCTGCTGGTCCAGCCAATTGGCAATGCATATACAGCCCCTTCTTGGGAAGAGGGGGTTGGCCTGGATATGGAGGAGTATTTAGACGTAACCTATAATAATAGCGGCTCCAACTGGATTCGCCGCGGCATGGTTGGCGCATGGACACGCGCTGGCGGCGACTTTCTGACCGGCGCCGCGGACCCTTCTTATAATGTATCGTTCCCCAAAGGATATGAAGACTTAGAGGTAGATATAAGTTTTTTGGTCGAGGACTGGCTTCAAAGCGAGACAGGAAGCAGTGGTATTGCCAACTATGGAGTGGGGGTTTATTTAACAGGTAGCCAGGAGTCTTATTTTTCAAGTTCAACAGGGCAGAATACCGGAAGTCAGGGTAGTCTTTTGTTCGATATACAGGGCGCAACCGAATCGTATTATACCAAAAAGTTTTTTTCCAGGTCCTCGGAGTTTTTCTTTAAGCGACCGGTATTAGAAGCCCGCTGGGACTCCCGCATCACCGACGATCGGGGAAGTTTTTATATTAGTAGTTCCCTAGCTCCGGCTGCGGACAATCTTAATAGGATATATTTGTATAACTACGTTAGAGGCCGACTTGTTAATATCCCGGGTGTAGCACAAGGTGAGATATTGGTGAGTTTGTATTCCGGATCTAGTGTGATTAGCGGAGCTAAACTAAATCTCCCGGCCGGCGGAGGTGTCGCCGCGGCAGGCAATACTAACATTACGGGCGGCTGGTACAAGACTGGCATTTATACAGCTTCTTTAGCAGCCACAGGAACGTTGTCGAAGTTTTTTGATGTGTGGTATAGCGGATCCGCGGCAAACCCTGTACATTATTGGACGGGCTCTATAGCCCCCAAGGCCTTAACTGCTTATAATAACGCGCCTACTAATCAATATGTTACCACCATTAGCAATTTAAAGTCCAACTATATGCGTAGCTCCACCGCGCGCTTCCGCACCTTTATTCGTGAGAAAAATTGGTCCCCCACCATTTATACGGTTGCTACCAGCACACTTTCTAATACTTCTTTGCCTAGCGCCTCTTATAAGGTTTTTAGGGTGACGGACGATCTAGCTGTTGTGCCCTATGGAACCGGCAGTGCCTATTCTACGTATCTTTCATATGATGTCTCCGGAAACTATTTTGACCTAGATATAGGAATGCTTGAAGCTGATTACATGTATGGAATTAAGTTTGCTTATTATAATGATTCGATTGGCGACTGGGTAGAACAGCCGGAAGAATTTAAGTTTAGAGTCGAAGAAGGTTAAATATGAGTCTCAAAGATTTATTTGACAAAGTTACTGTTACAAAATCTTTAGCCCGCAAGTCCGCCCAAGAAGTCGGCGCCGACGTAGAGTCGGTTGACTATCTTGAAGCTGACGGTATTCACGAAAAGAGGTTTGTGCCTCGGGTAGATTTTACCGAGCCCAAAAACTTCGCTCGTTATGGTTCTGCCAAAAAATATTACGCTGATGCGATAACCAATATTTATAAAACATATCCCTATGACGGCTCTTTAGCCGAGAGGCTTGCGTGGCAAAACAGCTCTTCATATATAGACCTACACATTCTCGATAATGAATATCCCAGAACTACGGGATATATTAACTTTTCTTATGCAGGGTGGGGCAACACCACGATAAGCGCTGATGGCTATGGTCTTCCGGTTACTAAAGAATATATTAGTTTATACGGCGGTCCGCATATTAAAAGCACAGTGCCTCGTGCCGCGCCGGGGAACATTTGGAATCCAGCACAATCCCGCGCTTCAAATCTAGACTTTGATCTCACCAAGGGCGTATCGGTAGAGTTTTGGCTCAAAAAGCAAGCTTTTGATACGAGCAATACTGAGAAAGAGGTTATTTTCGATCTGTGGAACAATGAAGCAGTTACTTCTATCGATTACGGTCGCCTCCGAATTGAGTTGTCGGGCAATGCAGGAGGAACAGATCCATTTAGGGTGACGCTGTTGTCGGGATCGGGGACCCCAGGGCGCCCTTTGGGATTTACAACTGCTTCAGTAGGAAACTCAGACGTTACAGTCGCCACTGTGTGCGACGATGCGTGGCATCATTATGCATTTACTTTTAAATCTGCTAGCGCGGCAGGGGGTACTGGCGCGATCACCACTAGGTTTTATGTCGATGGCAACCTAAACAAAGAAAACTCCTTCCATACTGGATTACATGGTACGACGGGCGTCGGCTTTCAAGCTGTAAGTGGCGCCCTATCGGCTTATATCGGAGCGCTCCGTACGGACCCCTCTGGATCCGTCGGTGCCCAATACGCCGGCAAGTTGTCAGGATCCCTGGATGAGTTCAGATATTGGAAGACACAACGCTCTTCTAAAGACGTTGGGCGCTATTGGATCAGTCAAGTGGGAGGCGGCACCAATACCGACACCGCCAACACAGACCTAGGCGTTTATTATAAGTTCAACGAGGGGATTGTTGGGACTGCTGCTAAAGACTTAACTATCCTAGATTTTTCGGGGCGCGTTACTAATGGTACGTGGAACCGAGACGCAACCTACAACTCGGCGATAAGAAATACTGGCTCTGCTATTGTCTCTGCTTCGGCAGCGGCTTACGAGTTCTTGGATCCTATCATGTACTCGTCGCATCCCGATGTGGTCGCCTTGAACACCAGATTGGAAACGAGCGGTACCGTTTATGATGCTAATAACAATGCTTCTCTGTTCTCGATGTTCCCGACGTGGATGCAAGAGTCAGATCCAGACGCCGGAAATACCTTACACAACCTAACCCAGATTGTTTCTAGCTATTTTGATTCTCTGCAGCTTCAGATTGAGGCCATGAACAATGTCAAAAACTATGAATATGTAACCGGCTCAACAAAGCCTAATGTTTTCGCCAATCGACTGCTCGCCGACCGGGGCCTCCTGGCGCCGGAGCTGTTTTTAGATGCGGATATCCTGGAACAGCTTGCTGATCGAAGCGAAAACAAGCTTTATCTGAAGCCTCTCAATGATATTAAGAATACCATCTATCAAAACATTTATAATAATCTGATTCACATCTATAAGTCCAAGGGGACCGAAAAGTCATTTCGCAATCTTTTCCGGTGTTTTGGAATTGACGAAGAGCTTATCAAACTAAACCTGTACGGAAACAATATCGAATACCAGTTTCGCGACAATACTACTCTAAGTGAAACGCGAAAGCGCTTGATTGACTTTAATCATACTGATAGAAACTCTGCTTTTGTATTCCAACACTCATCCAGCGCAGATGAATCCAATACGGTAAGTTTTATTACTGGCTCGGCTCAGCTTGCTGCTATATCGGGAAGTTTAGAAAAAGGGTATGCCTTCACCTTAGAGAGTGAAATACTTTTTCCCAAGAAAATTGGCGAGCGGCATGCGCAGTTTAATACGCAAAACTTTACAGACTTATCCTCATCGCTTTTTGGGGTGCACACGGCTTGCCCCGACGCCACAAATGCCACATGGTATTTGAAAGGGGGCGGAACGACCGTCCCCGACCAAACCAACTTTCAGGTGTATGCCGTTCGCGACGAAGTGGGTTCCAGCAATGCCAGATTTGTTTTAACGTCTAGCAATGTCTCTCCCGCCCAGGGGGGATACGTTCCTGAGCTCACGAGCTCTGTTTTTAATCAACTTTATGATAACAGCACTTGGTCGCTTGCTGTTCGTGTCAAGCCCGACTCCTATCCGCAGGCTTCTTATGCTAGCGGTTCTTTGCCTCCCGGCGCAGACGCGGGCTCTAACCCGCTCCCCCACAAGTGGGTTGTTGAACTTTATGGCGCGCAGTATGAAGCCGGCTTGTTGCTGAATGAGTTCTCGGCGAGCACGGGTGTAGCTGGATACCCCGCGAGCCCTTCCATCCACATCACACAAGCTGGCTTTGTGACGGGCTCAAAGAGGGTGTATGTCGGTGCCCATGCAACCAACTTTACTGGTTCGGTTATCACCAAATCCGATGTTAAGATGGCGGCGTGCAGGTACTGGCTTGATTATCTAGACAACGATACGATCAAGGCCCACGCTAAAGACGTGAAAAACTATGGCGCGAAAGCCCCCTATAAGAATGCCTATCTCTTTCAGAGCGGCAGCAAGCACACTAATGCTCGCCCTCGTGCTTTTGAAGTGCCCCAAATTGAAACACTAGCATTAAACTGGGATTTTGAGCAAGTAACCGGATCAAATGCTTCAGGCCAGTTTATAGTAACAGACTTTTCTTCTGGCTCGGCAGCGCTAGGGACATCTTCCTATGGTTTCCTGGGACCCATTCTGAAGGTGCAACATCCTGGCTTGGGTTATAACTTCCCCGTCAGCAGCACTAAGGTTGTAGATGTAGACTACTTGGTTTCTGCAAAACAAACACTTCCTGAAAATCTCTACTCTCAAGATATGATAAGTATTTTGGATGATATCGATGATCTTCAATTTGTGCGCTCCACGAGGCCTATTAATTTCTTCTTTGCTTTAGAAAAAAGCATGTATCAAACCATATCCGAAGAGATGTTGAATATTTTTGGAACAATCAGCGAGTTTGATAATCTTATTGGCGAGCCGGTTAATAAGTATCGCGCAGAATATAAGAATCTAAGCAAGCTGCGCACCCTGTTCTTCCAGCGCGTAGATAACACACCAGATCTTGATAAATATGTTGAGTTTTATAAATGGTTTGATTCTTCGTTGGCAGCGATTGCCGAACAGCTAGTGCCAGCCGGCGCGGATTTTTCGAAGAATATTCGTATAGTTGTGGAGAACACCATATTAGGTCGCGACAAGTATCAACACAAGTTCCCAACTTTAGATATGAAGGTACCAGATCCGTCCGGCCCTATGGTTCCTGTTCTTAATGCAAGCCCTGGTTGGAAGTTTACGCATCGACCCCTTAGCGGCCGCCAGGACACCAATTCACACTGGTGGCTTGAGTTGGCCGAACGAGCTACGGGCAAAGTCTTAGCTACTCCCGATAACGGTGTGAACTTTGGGCGCAGTATGATTCTCAAGGCGCGCAAGTCCATCCGCGATAGAAAGCTGGATACACCCTATCGCATCAACTTTGAAAATCTCGATGAAGCTCGGCGAATAATTCGCGGAGGTATCAATATTCCGCAAGGTTCACGTAGAGATGTGATTTACACAGCAACGTCGCCTGTAGGCCCGCTACGTCCAGGCACCAACATTCCTTCAAATGTCATGTTGATGTTTGCGGAAGACGTAAACAAGGGCAAAGATAGCATTGATGTGCTGAATCCCTCGAAAAAGAAGCGTCTAAGCTTTGAGCTTGATACAGCCATTAACAAGTCAGTCCCGTATACCGTTTTGGATGGTGCGACAGCGGCTCCGTTTAGCCTGTATAGCTCTTCTTACCCTTATCATGCGAGCGGCTATAGCGCTTTAGTGTCTTCTAGCTTTACGGATGGCGTTGAACTGACGAACCTTCACAATGATGTTTATGGGCCACATTATGAGGCACCCGTACAGGGACCATTTACGGAGAAGTTTGTAGGAGGGCGCCAGTATCGCCACGTTGAACTTAATCTAAGCAGTGCTGTAAAGGGAGATGTCAGCACATACAATACTGCAAATGGTCTAGACAACTCCGATACGCGCCCAGAGGGCTTTAAGGTTCTGCTAGGCAAGCTCATAAGCGGAACCACACCGATATCAGGCGCTTTGGGCATTGTAGGACCGCAGTACCCCGAGCCACACTCACCCGCCGTCTCACCTCCGTATCTTTACAATCGTCCTAAAGCCAACCTCTTAAGAGAAGAAACAGCCAAGCGCCCTGTTAATATTAAGAATATTAAGATGACGACCGCCGATCTCAAAGAAAGAATGTCCGGAACAATAATACACAACCGGATAGGCAACTATCAGCATACCTATCAGATAGTTCAGAGCGCCGGGAGAAGTATCAATGATCCGTTCTTCCGAGATCAGTCGTTTGACTTTGCGTTGTATCCTGAGACAGCCCTTGGTAGAACTCGGCGCCCTATGGAGCTACAGAGAGCAACAAGCACAAAATCTGTGTTCTTTGACGGCAGCGATGATTATTTATCCTCGTCAGTAGGTCCATCCGGTTGGGCTGCGAAGATTGGCGGCACTGGGTCGGGCATAAAACCCTTTACTGTTGCGGCATGGGTTAAACCAACCGCTTTAAATAACAGCGACACTATATGGGTTGCAGGAAGGGCAACCTCTACTTACGGCCGGCGCCAGATCGCCGTGTATAACTCTGACGGAAGAATCTTCGTCAGCTTCGCGAGCGCGGGTTGGTATGTCAGATCAGCCGCAGGCGCTCTCGAAACTAACAAGTGGAAACACCTAATCGTATCCCACCCAGGCGGAGATTCAACTGTACCATCAATATATGTCAACGGAGAACTTAGCACCCCTTCAGCAACCGACACCAGCGGCACCCCGGCGGACATTTCCGTCGACGGGGTTACCATTGGTGCATATAACCAGGCCGGCCCGTACGGAGAGTTCGATGGGAACATCACCGATGTAGCTGTTTGGACAAGAGCACTGTCTGCGACGGAGGCTACAATATTATACAACGGCGGAAATCAGCCAGACTTAAGATATGTTTTAAGCGCTGGACTCCTTTCTTGGTGGAGAATGGGCGACACCACCGATGACTCTAATACAACAATTCACGATCAAATGGAATATTCGAATTTAACAGCTGTGAACGGACCCATAATTCAGTCCGATGCTCCGAGCCCCATCGTTGAGAGTTCTCTAAACTTTGCCCTCCCCGAGCGCACCGAAGCCAACTCGAACCATAGCATTTTTGTAAATCGCTTCGGTGCACCCGGCGGCTACGAAGTAGCATCACTTGGTTATATGGATCCGGCTCACGAAGAGAAATCAGTTTATAATGCTCTCCCGTTCCGCAATTTACCAGTGAGAAGCTCCGGAAGTGGCATTTCAGGCAGCATGCGCGTACTTGATCAACTGAACTACAGCCGCGGCCTGCGGACTTTGGATGCGCTGCATTGCGGCCAGTTCGGCATCGATGGACAATATGGTGTGATGCCGCCATGGGGATCGACGTATCCCACAACTCCTTCATGGCAGAAGATTAATCGGAATGCGAAGCAACGATTTACGTATAAGAGCTGGCACGGCGGTACCAACGGCAGCCTTAATCCCCAATTTACTAATGCGCAGCAGTTTACAACAGGTACTGTGTATGACAACGCCAATGTTTCTCATCCTATTCCGCGCAGCACTAAGCAATATGCGTGGGTTAATGCCTCGATGATCAGCGGAGCGGTATTTTTTGGTTACGATGGTCCGGTGCAGTATCCTAGTTCTTCGACCGGTTATATCAACACCGCCTACGCCCAAGCCGTCGATGCGATTGATACCACTGGTTACGCCGCGGCCGGCAACGATGCATCGTTTACGTTCACCATACCCACCAGCGCTGACGGCGAAGGCCTTCCCGCCACTACGATATTGTTGGATGTATCAGCAACAACTAATCCTACCGAAGGAGTTAGTCAGATCGGCATTGGCACGAATAGCCTTACTGATGCCCAGATAGCTGCGCTCATTATTAAAGCTATCAATGGTACTTCCGATAGTAATATAGATTTTGCATCATCGGGCAACGGACAATCCGGATACGATTCTGGCATTACTGCGGCCCAAGGTTCAAGTAATACTCAAATTACACTTACGATGAAAAGCGTAGGCAGTGTTGGCAATATTACTTCTGCACTTGCAAGCGTATCTGGCGTTAATATTATTGATGTCACGGCGTTTACCGGTGGAATAACTAAGGCGTGGCCGGCTACCAAAATGGAGAACTTGCTTATTAGCGCGAGCGATGGAGCAATTGCTTCTGATGGTGGAGATCTTTATTATGCTTATGATATGAAGCCTCTTAATACTGCAGGACTCAGCCCTTGGTATGTTTTCGGGTTTACGGGTCTAAATATAGGCTTATATGAACCGATTACGGCATCTCAAAATTTATTAGGATACCCAGTGTGGCCAGAGGCCGCGGCCCCGGCCAAAGGCATTCCGGCATATATTAACAGAACCGCATATTGGCCCAATCAAGCTGTTTACCCGATGTCTCTCACGTCTTACGGATCGGCATCATTTTTCAACTTCCTTATGCTTAATCGCAATGGGCCCTACGGATGGCCCACGTTCCGACAGATTCAGGCCGGCCCACATTCGCATCCAGTAGTAAGAGCCCAGAGGAGCAAGAACATCCTATCGCTCCGTACGCGCAACAGTACCAACCGTCCGCAGGTTTTCCCGGCTAATGGTAACTCTATCATTCAATACCACGAGGCGCCCATCCAGAGCCTTCACAGGCCCTTAGAGCACACCCTTGTTTCGTTGAACAACACCGAAAAGGTTACCGATGACTCAATCTATCAAGCATTAACCTATAAGAGCTCTTATGGTAATAAGATTGACTACTTCACTAACATTCAGTTGAATAATAAGCTGAATTTACAATATCAGACGAGAAGGTCCGATCTCTATGCTAATCGTCTCAATGCAATTCTGCTTAAAGATCAAGCAGACCAGAGCAACTCTCCATTTGAGGAGTTAGAGAATGTCTATGTCAACTACAGACAGAGAGTATACCCTGCAGGAATAAACGCTTATCGTCCGCAAAACAGAAAGCGAGAGGCCTTTAGTATTAAGAACGTATGGAATTTTGATCGTGCCAGTCGAACCACCGATACCGGCTCGACAGAGGGGAGGCTGCTGCCAGGAGTTGGGATGCTCCCGGCCGGCCAGACGCGTGTTGTGTCAGCGAGCATATGGCCCCTAGATGGACACAATAACTTTACTACTACTTATGCGACTAATCCCTATAGCGGCTCCGGCCAGCTGATGAATGGTTTCTCAGGATTCTCTGAAGCAGGTGAGGAATCAATATCTGCAAGTTGCACCTTTGCTTCGCGACAGCCTTGTGGCACCAATGCTGATAAAAACCGGGTGGTCTTCGGGGGCGATATGCCATGGAAGGCGCCGGAACAATCTGGTAAACAACCGTATTTTGATTATGATCAATATTGTGAGAACCTTAGATTGGTCGGCAAAGATTATTCTATAGTTCCGGAGTTCCGAATAAGCGAACATATGGATTATTATCTTAATAGTGATAAGGCCCACGGTAACTTCTTGGCAGATAACGATGGCTTCTTGGATCTTACTGGCTCGGCACTTTCAAGCAGCGTCCAGAACAATTTCTTTAAGACATATACAAACTCTGATTTCTTGAAACTTTTTGATGCTATTGACGCAGACTATGGAGACAACCTACTGGTTAATGATGACATTATCAAGAAAGACAAACTGGCGCTTCGCTGCAACGCGCTGCTTAAGTTCTTGCCATATAAGGGGTTCTATCCCGCAGAAAGAACAGTGGAGTTGTATAATCTGTATTCAGCATCATATGGACAGTTTTGGGAAGCGACAGCTGCCGATCAAGCCACTTACGGCGTTACCGACGACCACCGGCCCTTCGCTCCGGCTGCTAGAGCCATAGTTGAGCCTTTATTTTCTCCTGGAATATTATTTAATACTATTAAATCGGGGATTGGGGTTAGTAATTTTATCATAAAAAACGAGCCCGCGGCAGGCGGAGGGGTTTACGGCTTTGATATCACGGCCTCAGCGGCCGAGTCTACTCCCGTTATAGCCAGCAGCAAGGGCACAACGGTCGATCAATCCTACGTCACCCACTGCCTCGGCACCGCGCCCGGAGCTTTCTCTTTGTCCTATTACGCACAAGATAGCCTTTTGAAGGTGCCACTGTCAAGCGCAGCGTGGCCCCCGGCCGAATCCAACTATTATTATATGCAAAAGTTGCCATTTGAGGCCTTATTACGCCCCGAAGATTATTTAAGCGCTAAAGAAGTCCGGTCCGACGGATTCGGGAGCACTGCTGGCAGCGGATATCTTTATGACTCTGGGGTGGGCTCCGCCAGCATAGCCGCCTCTTATACGGGGAGCACTACGGAGAGAAACTTAAACCGAGTTCGATGGATGGGCGCCGGCAAAGAAAACTATAAACTCGCCATAGACAACTTTGTTTGCGAAACAATAGACTTTTTCCAACAGCCGCTCAACTCTTTTGTATCTAAGAGAGAGGATGAATTTGGCTCGGTAGATCCCACCAAAACATATGTAATGAAAGTAAGACTCCATCGCACGCTGCGCACTCTAGAAGCCGACCGTCAGGATAGCGAATATTTCACCAGGGCATATGCGGGAACTG